ATGATGCTTGGTGCTGGTGGAACACTACCAGTTAAAGTGCAAGATGTATTTAGTGTAGATCTTTGGGACGGAAATGGGTCTAGTCAAAGTATCACTAATGATATAAATATATCTGGTGAAGGTGGTATGGTAATGATAAAAAATAGAAACGAAACAAGAGATATGCAGCAGTGGGACACTGCAAGAGGTAATACAGAATACTTACGATCTACTCAAGCTCATAGTCATGCATCAGGAACATCTAGCAGTATGTTGACTAGTTTCAATTCAGACGGATATTCCGTAGGTAGTGATAACCATGTTAACGAAAGCGGTGATGAACACATAGGATGGACATTTAGAAAACATCCTAAATTCTTTGATATTCAATTAGCTACTTTAGGTGCGGATGACTCTACTTATGCTACGTCTATAACTCACCAATTAGACTGCGATGTAGGTATGGCTATATTTAAAAGTAGGAATATGACTTCACAAGGATATACATGGGTAACTTGGTTGAAAGGAATATGTGTCACTACTAACCAGTATTTAAGATGGAACCAAAACGTTGGTAGGCAATCAGGTGGTAATACTATTTCTTATAATGCAAGTACTAAAACTTTTTCATTTGGATACCCTGCTTCTCAGGCAGCAGACAGAATGCGACCCGGTACTGGAGGTGCTTCAAATGTAGTTGCATACTTCTTTGCAGATAATAATGGAGCAGGTGAGTTTGGATCAGATGGTGATGAAGATATAATTAAATGTGGTACTTATCAAGGAACTGGTAATGGTGATACTGCACCAGCAGTGAATGTTGGGTTTGAACCTCAATTCTTAATGACTAAACGTGCTTTTGGAAACTCCTATTGGACCATGTGGGATTCAACCCGTGGTGTTAATGCAGGGAATACTTCTGAAGACTTTTCATGGGTTAACTATAATGGTCCAGAATCCGCTTGGCCTCAAAATATGATGGAATTTACTTCAACTGGATTTCAAACAAGAACCAATTTCAGCGAAGTAAATAGTAGTGGTGAATATTTTTACATGGCTATTAGAAAAGATCAATCTTAATTAAACAAATTTATTTAAAAACAATGGCAACAAAAACTTGGCAAGTAAATACACTTCAGCGTGAACTATCGACTGGATATGTATCAAAAGTTATCTACCGTGTTAATGGTGAAGATGGCACTTATAAATTCAGAGCTACTGGTGAAGTTGATCTTCCTAGACCTGATGCTCTTGTTCCTTATTCCGATCTTACCGAAGAAACAGTATTAACTTGGATAAAAGCAAAGCTAGATGCTGATAAAGAAGGCACTGTAGCTGCTATTGAAACGGCTGTAGAGAACGGTGTTAACGAGCAAAAAACTCCAACAACAGGTGTAGGTAAACCTTGGAGCTAGGTGAAAGTTCCTAAACTTCCTAAAGCTCTAGATATGCCTAGCATCCCTCTAGAGCCACCTACTGCAGAGATGCCAGTATTTCCACAAATTGTTATTCCTCCCGGCAATATTAAAGCTCCTAAAGGAGTAGAGCTTGAAGAAGTACCTGAAGCTACTGAAGATGAAGAAACAGCACAAACTGAGCAACCGACTTTAAGAGTCCCTGTTGTAAAGATTGATTTACCCTTACCTTCAGCTGAAGTAGTCGCAACGGCTACTTATGCAGCTGTAGCAGCTGTAGCAACAACCACCCTAGCTACACCCTTATTTGATAAACTTAAAAAACAAATACAAAAGTTCTTACAAAAGAAAGTAGATAAATGGAAGGAAAACCGCCAGAAAAAAAAGGAGTCCTCGGAAAGCTAAAAGATGCTGTAGAGGATAAAGAACATCAAATAGAAGTACTTGGTACATTTGTCAGATTAGGCGTTGTTGTTTGGTCTGGTTTTATCATTACTATGAATTACGTGGAATTACCTATGGTTAAGAAATCAGGTAACTCAGATATCACGTTCGTTGCTAGTGTGTTTACGGGAGCACTCGCAACTTTTGGCTTAACCACTGGTAATAAAAACAATGGTAAAGGCACTCCTGTAAATTGTCCTATGGCTAACAAAAAAAAGGAAGAATGAAGAAATGGCTTTTACTCTTCCTACTGACATCACCCACGGTAGCGAGAGCAGAATTAGTTCAACCCAACTTCACCCAAGGGTCGATGAACAGTACAACAACTACGACAACAGACATAACAGAAGAAATAGTCACCACAACGTATGGTGCAGCATTAAACAAATGGTCGGGAGACAAT